ATGAAAAAATTAATCTTAGTGATCCTGTTACTTCTGTCAATCGGTGTGATGACCATCGTTGATTCGAACATCATCCGACAAGCCCCTTATCCGAGCTTGTCCCAAGAACAAACGAAATAAGGAGGTCCGAACGTGACCCGGGCAATTTTAATCAGTTTCTGCGCCCTATTCCTTTTAACGGGCTGCACTTCCCAAGCTGAGCCAAGTATTTCCACTAAGCAAGCGAACTCAGTTGCAGCCGCTAACCGCGCGGAGCAAACTAGTCGTGCCAATGCGGCGGCTGATGCTAGTGCTAAGAAGCAATCTGGTGACCATTATCAAGCTGCTGACGACCATATCACTAGCGCAACTAGTGCAGTGGCCGCCGTCGGGCAAGTGCTCAACGATCCCAAGCAACAAACCTTTGGTGTCGTACCAACTGCCAATCAAGATGCACACGGCCACCACTATTATCAGGTCGATGCTTATCAGAAAACGGCTAATGGCGGCCGGGGGCATTATCTGAATAGTTACTTTGTTTATTTAGATGGTAGTATCACGACCAAACAAGCAAATTAATAAACAGACAAGTTGTCACCCATTCAAGCAGTGTCGTTGAACCTGCTGGGATGGGTGACTTTTTGGATGCATTTTTTGCCGGTAGTAATTTCAGTATTTCGGCGTACAGTTATTCCATGCTAATTAAGGCCAGCCCCAGTAACTAAGCAACCAATTTACAATTACAATTAATATCAACTGCATAAATATAGAAAAAGGTTTATTTTTTTGTTACTTTTCGCTATAATGGATATTGTTGTTAAAGCAACTGCCCCAGTGGCGGAACTGGCAGACGCGCAGCGTTCAGGTCGCTGTATTGGAAACAATGTACAGGTTCGAATCCTGCCTGGGGCATAATTTGGTAAACTAGATGAAGCTTGGATTCTGTTAAACGTTGATTTAACGGCATTCAAGCTTTTTTCATTTGTACTAAAAAACACTACTAATTTCAAAAATTTGTCTTTATTTGTCTTTAAGACATAAATGTATACTTTTGAATATTAGTTATTAAAAAAATCCCCCACGCCGAAGCGCAGGGGAATTAATCAAGTTATAACTATCATCTAGAAACTACACTAGAGACAGATATTATTATACTTATTGCTTACTACTCTGTAAACCCTAGTAGTTGTCTCATTAACTATATTGACAACTAATTATGCTAAAACTAAAATCGCACTAACCAAATACACGGGTAAGTAATATAAAAAAATCTTCCACCCATCAAAGCAGAAGATTATCCTCATCACCTCTGGCATCATTAGCTGACAATCTTGGAGGGATTCGAAAGCCATGATACTAATAACAGGACAAAGGACATAATAACGCTTGTCAGTTTATATTACAATACCGAAAGTAGTCTATACAAACATATTAATAAGTCCTTGTGATATTTATCCACTTTGAGGTATAATCATTATTGTTCCCTTCTTAATTCCTAGGGAGTAGAACACCCATTTTATTTATTTAAACCTTGAACCAGCCTTGGCTGGTTCTTTTTGTATATTTCTGTTAATAAAAGGATCCCCCACACCGAAGCATAGGGGACTAGAACAGTTCACGATTATTATACTACTTTTAGCTTGCTTGTGAGGCGGATTCTGACGCCGTTTCGTTAACTGATTGCGCATTGCTATCCAAATTAGCCGCTAGCGATGACGCTAAAGTGGCTGCTGAACTAGCCGTGACCGTGTCACCAACTGCCGCCGCACTAGCTGCTTGACTATACGCCGCCACTACTGCCTGTGATGCTTGGGCTTCGGCTTGACTAGCCGCTGCTGAGTTAGCTGCTTCAATCTTAGCTTGAGCTTCTGCCAAGGCTTCCACGACCGTTTGCTCCGTAGAAGCTAACGCATTCGACTTAGTCTTGATCGTATTGCCGGTATCTTCCAAAATAGAATTATCCGTAATTGCCCCGAAAAAAGCTAGGATTGCCCCCACGGCGGTAATCACTAACACAACTGCATTAGCGTCAATCTTAACACCAAAGAAGACCGTTGCGACAGCTAAGCCAATAATCAACACGGACCCGATAATCTGGGCCCAATAAGCAGGCTTTTTGTAGTTAGCTTTGAGTGTTGCCTGAATTACATTTAAAAATTTTGTCATTATTTTCCCTCCTAAAGGAACTTTTCTGCGATATAAATAACTAACGTGACAAGCACGCCACTAACCAAGACCCCGATCAACCAATTTTGAATAGTTGTAACGCGGTCGATTTGATGGCTAGCTTCAATGGACTTGGCCAGCGCCTTGTCAGCTTTGTCGCCAATATCGTCAACTTGATTCAGCTTTTCTTCGATGTTCTCAACTTTCGTTTTGGTGGCAGCCACATCCTTTTGAATATCCATTAATAACTTAGTTGTATCGTCGTATTGTGCCATCAGTAGACCACCCGCTTCCCGTAGTCATGACCATTAGTGACACCTAACTTGATAAATCCATACAGGCCATTTGAACGGGTGTAGCGTGCCCATACATAGTCGTGTTCGATAATAACCGCGTTGTAAGTCACACTCTCACCCTTGTAGTAGGTAGCCACTTGACGCACCTTGTCTGAATCCGTGTAACGAACAGCTAGTGTCCGGTTAGGGTAAAACACTCCTTGCTGGCTGTATTTAACGACCTTAAAGGTGGCCTGCTTAGCTGCCTGAGCTTTCTTAACATTGGCCTGAGCTTGTTTCTTGCTAGCAGTCGTATAGCCTGATTTAGTGATCCCTGTTAAATCGACATTGCCATCTAATCCGCCTGCTTTATACATGCTAGTGAATTGGAAGATAGCCACACCGTCCATGCTAGGGAACCAGTTATAATCCGGCTTAGCCCTAACCAAGTAGTCCGGATACTCAGCTAACCATAGACAGCTACCATAGGCTTTGACAATAGCAGCCACATTAACATGAGCATTGAGGTAAGCTTTACCGGAATACAGCATAGGGGTATAGCCAGCCGCTTTAATGAGGGCCATCTGGGCTAGAATGACATTAGTGTTAGCTGTCACGCTATTACTTGCCCCGTCCTCATAGTCCAACGCCACAATGCTACCCTTGGGTGTCCTAACTCGTGGCAAGTAATAGGCCATCATAGCTTTGGCATTGGTCATATTGCCACCGACACCGTCCCATAAATAGGTGTGCACTCGTTTACCAGCCTGTTGAGCCGATTTAACTTGGCTGTTATACGTGGTCTGAGGGATATTAGTCCCACCATAAAAGCCACCCGCCTGTGAGAATACAAACTTATCAGTGCTATAGCCGAATGTCCCACTATTACCGTTATACTTAGACCAATCGACTCCTTGGTCACGGCTAGTTGAAGCCTGACTGGTAACATTGACCACTAAAAAGGCCATAAAAATGGCGCCCACCATTAAGATGAGTGCCTTTAACTTGTACTTATTCAATTGTCTACCTCCTAATTAATTTCTTTTTAACTATAATAATTATGCTTGCTTCTATGTGATTGACTCAATAACTCGATCCGCAATTAATTGCATACCTTTATCACCAGGATGCGCTGCTTCACCTGAAGATTCGACCGTCCATATTGTACCATCTTCACCAGTTCGGGTTGCTCCAATATAACTCTTAGTATCACTCATTCTGGCAATATCGGTAATGTCAATTTGTGTAGCTCCAGCCGCCTGGCATGCTTCTTTAAGCTCTGCTAGTAGATTGTCATCCGCAAACCACCGAGCAATCCAAAATACTCGTGCTTTTGGCGCTTTATTCTTGATGTTTTTGATGAGCGTTTCAGCATCCGCTTCAAACCTGGCTTTCTTGTCATCAGTATTAATATTATCAATTAATTCAATAATCACGACGTCGGTATCTGGATCTAACTGTGGGCTAATAATTTCATCAAACACTTTTTGTCTGCCAGCACTAGTTGTTTCTGATTCCCATTGTCCGGCTCCCAAGCGAGGCTTAACAATTACTTTAGGATTAACGGTCATCAACTTATTTTTAACGAGTGAATAATAATCCGAACTTGGGTTACTTGCAGCCATACCGATTTGACCACCTGCTAATGTCAAACTATTCCCCATAATTAAGACTTTATTTGCAACTAATGAGAATGTAGTCAAGTTTCCTGAATCGTCAACACTAATCCCAAATTTTTTGCCCCCCGGAGAAACTAAGTTAATGTTCCCAAGAGAAGCTTCTACATTAGAGACGCTGAGATTAACATCGTTAATGCTATTTTTTAGAGTTGAAATTTTTTTGTCAACGCTTTTTTCACATACTTCATACTTAAATGGCAATAGCACATCATCTGAATACATGATATATCCACTATAATTAGCGTTAGTTGTGGAATGTGAATTGTCCTGAATTAATGAAGTGAACATTCTTTGGTGAGAACTATCTGGCTGATAAATTCCAAGTGTAGATAATTCTGCGAATAGCCGGAATCCATTATCAATTCCAATCTGCTGTGGCTCCAAGTCGATAATATTGTAGCCAGCATTCAATGCGAACTGATAATCTGTTCGGCTTACAATTAATTGATTTTGATCAATTTTACCTACACTAAATTTGTAATTACCAGTGCTAGGCGCAAATACTTCAAGGTTTTTAAGAATCCCATCATCAATTTGTGATTGAGCGTCATATGTTCCAAACATAATCCCTTGACGTGTAATCTTGGTGGCACCACCCAAACTTCTTGGCGATTGACCGATTGCGTCATTTTGTCGCAAAGGCGTTTTTTCTAAAATTTTGTTTTGCGTTTCGCTATTTGAATTAAAACCGATTGTATTAGAAACGGTTAAATCTTTTAGAATTGCATATCCGCTGCCTGCAATGGTAAACAGAATACCAAATGATCTATTAATACCAGCGTTTGCAAAATCAGTTGGTGTGATTTTATAAACATAAGTGTTAATACCTGTAGGAGTGACCGGTTCCCCAACTACACGAGCGTTATCATCAAGTCTAATCTTCAAATTGCCCAAGCTGTCACTTCCGGTTATTCTTGGCGCAAAGAAGCTGTTGGCACTGTTGCCACCTTTATAAGTGACATAAACATTTTTTGTTGTGTCAACATTGCAGAAATAACCGAATCCACCGTTACCAGATGTGGCTGTCCGCTTATAAATTAAACCATCATCTGTTAAGTTAAATGTTTCCCCGCCAACGGCATAAGCACTTGTATATGTGGACAAGTCAATTGGAGAGTTAACAGTTTTCCCGGAATCTGTCGTTGTGATTTGGTCATTAAATGTTCCTGAAAATCCTGTGTAATTCAACATCAATCCGGTTAATGACAATTCATAATCAGCTCCAATCGAAAATAGAATAGATCCTTTATTGCTTATTTTAGTTAATGATGCTGTGTTAAATGTTAAATTTACTTTAGTCGAATCGGTATTCTGATTAATAGTGCCTACCTTTAACAAAAGGTTATCAGCCGCGTCAGTTACATAAACACCAATACTATTGGCAGAATCTCCCGTGCGTGACGTTTTATAATTAAACATTAAATGCAGTTGTTTGCTAAGATCAATATTATCTTTGAAATCAAACGGAATTAGCACACCGGTGGTTTTACCAGCAACGCCTGTCACATTAACGCTTTGATTGTCTACAGCTGTTAAGCTTGCAGGTTGTGAATACCCTCTTGACTTTTTAACCAAAAAATATGAATCTAAAATGTTGCCAAGATTGATTTTATCGACTGAAGTGGCATTAATATCATTTTCGTTAACCTTTACGGCGTTGGCAGCAATATCATTAAACTTATTAACGAAGTCGTTAAAAGTAATCGTGGTGATCGTGGTACCGTTGGTGCTTTGAATGTTATTGGTAATGGTAAAACCGGTTGACCCATCACTAGGATAGATTGACGTCCCGGTACTATCAACCACCCATACTTCAAGGGCATAGCTACCAGCGGTTAAACTAGTCATCAAGTCAGCACTAAAAGTAACGGTAACTTGTCCAGTCGTTGGGTCCGTTAAACTAGTTGGGTCAACTGTGGCCGATTTAAGATAGCCACTAGCATTGCCTAATTTAACAGTAATTGAGGTGGCATTAGTTAAATCAGTTGCCACATTATCATTGCCACAAATTAACGTGAAGCTGGTCGTGGTATCGCCGATTTTAACCGTTTGTGGAGACGTATCAGTAAAACTAAGCGTTTTCGCCATCTTTAGGTGCCTCCTTTTCAGCCAACTTGGCATTAAGCTGGTCAATTTGAACTTGTGCCATCGCTAATTGCTGGTCTTTAAGGGCAATCGCTTGGGCATAGTTACTCGTCATCTTGTTAATCAAAGCCTGTGCATCAATATTCATATATTAAGCCTCCTGTGTGGTAGTTGTCGTGGTTGTGGTAACTGGCTTTAAAGCGGTCAGACTGTCAATCAGTGTGTTCAACACCTTCAATTTAACCCTATCTGCTCCCCCAGCACCTCCAGCAATGGCAGTGTTAAATTCATCCATAGTAATACTGACCTGTGAACTAATTCCTAGCGTGTTAATCTGAATGCTGATCGTCATAATATTGTTCGTGTAATCTGGTTTATAATTCGTAATCAAAATGCTATCCATTTAATTTGGCCTCCAATTCTAATAAATGCCCGTTTAATTGGTCAATCTGCTTTTGTTGTTCCTGTACCGTAGCTAGGGTGGCATTTAAAAGCACACTGTCATCCACCCCATTTAGCTTGCCGTTTTCATCACGACTAATAAATACGTCTGGCAATTGCCACTGTTTTGTTACATTAACGTCGTCAACAATGCTAGATAATCGCAAATGACTGGTATTATCGTCGGTTTTGTACTGGTAGGTTGCCAAGTCAATTGAGTTAACTAGCTGCGCCCAATAAGCTGTGTCAGCCTTTTTAACGTCCTTCTTAACGCTTAATAGGGACGATTTAACTAGGCTAGTATAGTTAACAGCACCGGCATAGATGTCGGCGGCACCGCCCCCACCTTTAGCAAAGTGAACAGCACCCTTATCAGCACTAGTAAACGTATGGCCGGTATTAATTTGGAAGTTACCAATATCCAACTCTCTATTAAACTGAATGACGATAGAGCCAGCCGTGTCAGTACCAAAGTTTGCAATATTAGATCCGGAAAAATTGGTAACTCGCCACCAAGTAGAAGCTTGGTCTGCAATGATATTGCCATAACTGTTAAACGTAATACCCGTGCCATTCATTTGAAGACCACTAAAATGAATAGATTGCGTGCTCCCCCATAAATGGATTCCGTTTAACGGGCTAAGCACGACTTGGCCCGTTAATTGATTACCGGAAACGGATTGTTGAAAGCCCGTGTCAATTCCATTGGTAAAACCTGAATTAAGTGCCAACTCGTCACCGGAGAAAACCCCGTCGTAAGCTTCGTATTGATTACTACTAGAATGAACAGCTCGGTATTTAGTTACAAATGACCCTGCCGACATCTCTGTTCGCAGTCCATCCATGCTGTTAAAACCAGTAGTTGCTACTAAACCAGCTGGCGTAATAGTTGTTGGATAGAATCGACTAGTGTTATAAGTGCTGCTAATAATGTCACCGGCATTGAACGTTGTCCCATTTATAGTTGAACCATTAATAACTGAGCCATCTATTTCGCCAGCGCTAACAACATTACCTGTATCTGGCTGGTACCCTGTTGATTGAGCAGTTTGTGTTAGCATAGGTGAGCTAAATAGAGCATGACCAGTGCCGTTGTAGGCCCAATATTGGATAGCAACATAGACAGCTGTACTTGGTGAAATGATATTGTTAATTGTCTTGTATGCCCAACCTTGTGAAGTTGGATTACCATTCCACGTGTTACCAGCATATCCACTAGCCAATCGGTTACCGTTGGCATCAAAGAAGGCCAGTGTAAATTGATACTTCATGGCAACTTCACTACCATCTTCAATAAACCAAACGGACGCGCTATAAGGCTGACCGTGCAAACCATTTAATGGGTATAGCTTAGATTGTGCAAACGTTACCCAAGTCCCAGAACCAGTTGAAGCGTTAAATCCAATCGAAGGAACACCGTCATGCAAAGTAGCATTTGAATAGTATCCTTTAGTGAATAAATTCCAACCAGGAACTTTGGTATTTGGATATGTGCCAGAATTACCTAATAATGCCGCATTATAGACTAGGTTAGTAACACCCCGGATTGTTAAATTGCTAGCCACAACATTACCATTTGAATCAGTTGTAAAGCTACCATTAGGCGTGCTAAATGAGTTGGCAACAATATCGACACCTTTTAAGGAACCGGTTGTAACGTCACCTAAATTGGCACTTAATGCCGATAGTTTGCCAACATTTAACCGGTCAGTGCTGAGTGTTCCAGTGGTGATATTCCCAGCGTGTAAGTTAGCCACTGTTACTTTACTAGCATCAATCGTACCAGCCGTTAAATGGTTAGCGCTAATATTGCCTATCTTAGCGTCAGTGATAGCGGCGTCAGCTATTTCAGCCATTCCAATTACACCCTCTTTAATGGCTGTTTTAGTCGTGATATTGATAACTGAGCCATCTTTAACGCCAGCACTTAAAGCTGTGTAATCAGCACTAGCTTGATTAGCCGCACTAGCCGCCTGTGAAGCCACCTGACTAGCATTATTACCCGTTGTAGTTGCCTGTGAAGCCACTATTGCCGCACTAGAAGCCGCTTGACTAGCTACCGATACACTAGACTGCATGTTATCAATGTCAGTGTTAAAGCTATCGCTTAAGGCGGTCTGAACCTTGCTTAGAGCCGTATTATAAGCGTCTGTCAGGCTCTTATAAGTGTCCCGATTAACGTCACTAGCTTTAGTGGTATCTGTTAAGATGGCCGTCATAAAGGTGTTCAGGTTAGTGTAGGCTGTCGTTAAAGCAGTCGTACTGATACTGGCATCTTTAGCCCGGGCTAGCACTACATTATACTGGCTAGTTAACCCGGCATATTGTGCCGCTTGGGTCTGCTTTTCAATGACGCTCATTAAATTGGGATCGTTTAAGTTGGCAACTCCACTAGCCGCATTATTAGCCGTATTTTGAGCCTTGATAATCTTAATGCCATCATCGGTTAGAATGACCTGAGTTGCATTAGATTCAGCCATCTAATTCACCTCCCTTCTAATCGGCCGTGCTATCATTTTCATTGATTGTCCCTTTATCAATCACACTAGCTGCCGATCGTTTCGTAATGGGTATTGTGTACACCTTTTCCTTTTCAGCTGAATAGGGGTCAATTTCTAGTACCCGGGTGTTGAAGGTCACTAACAAGTAGGCCTGTGTGCCCTGGTAAAAGACGTTACAAGTTTCAACTTCACGGCTTTCATCGGTTAGGTTGGGCATTACCATATCATTGTCAAAGTAAGCTTCAAACTCGGCCCCTTTATGGACGACATTTAAGGCCCATACTTTATGCGGGTCGTTAGTAGTCTCAGCTTCACCACCACCGGCTGCAAAGTAAAAGTAAGGGAAGTCTAGACATTCAGATTGGTAAGTGTTCTGGTTAAAATCAATCCCATAATCGGTGATGTTAAAGTTGTATAGCACGTTGTAATTGCCGGCTAGCAGGTCACTAGCTTTGAGAATGTCAGTGGAGCCATCGGAATAACCAATTGAGACCATATCGTGTTGACGGTCATAGTTAATGCGGCCGTACCCTTTAAGGGGCATAATCTGTTGAACTCGTTTATCAGTAGGCTGTAAGGTAACTCCCGCTACATAAGGGAACCGCACGAGAATGTAGTTATGGTCATTCTTCAAGCTCACAATGTTCCAGATATAGACCGTGTTATTAACTTCCTGCACGCCGAATGTCCCACCATGTTGCCCATGGACTTGTAACATCACCGACTGCACGGCAAACTTGCTATCCTGTAAAGCAAACATGGTATCACTAGAGCCACTGTCATCACGAGCCCGACTAGTTAGGTACTGCCCATTGCTTAACCGTGCCATGTATTGAGTAGCTGAGTGGGCACCATTATCATCGGGACCATAGACCCCTAAATAGCTAATCCCAGTGGTGTCTAGCTTAATTTCAGGGTCATCTTGGATATAGTCAGCTTCAATTGTGCCGTGTAAGGTACCGACAGCGTTACTGCCCGCATTGATTAAGTAGCCCGTTTGTTGGTAGCTGGTGTCAACCGTGCCATCGGTATTATAACGGCGCCAGATAAAACCCTTGCTGTCAATGTATGATGAAATATTGGTGCTACCTTCCCAAGCCTGTAAGATTAAGCGCTTAGTCTGGGTGGTATCCGTGAAATTGTTACCGTCAGGGGTTAAAGCAACTGGTTTAATTGAACTAGCGTCCTTCTTAGCTTCATCAACCGCTTTACTGAGTGCATTCTGGTATTGTTCCATCCACGCTGGGGTGGCTACTTGAACAGTTGTATACTCGCCAAAGCCAACCGTGTTGCCATAAGGGTTAGCAAAGCTGATTGTCCGTTGAATAACGCGACCGCTAGCGTCTAATACCGGCTCAATTAACTCATCTTTAAACCTAATTGTGGCACCTAATGGTGGATTAAAGTTGGGTGTTACATTCACCTCATAATACGTTCTAGGGTGGTTATACAGCTTGAGCATATCCTGAGCCCATGACTTTAAACCGGCTGAGTTACTAATCTGATTAGCAGTAACAATGGCTTCGTAGTACAGGCCGGCTTGCCAATCCGGGTTATATTTCTGGTTGGCCTCATCATCAACGATATAGGGCTTACCATCATTGACCACTGCAATCGTGCTACCATTAGCCCCATAGGGAATCAATTTAGTCACGGGTGTTGATACCGTTGTCCGTTTAATGCTAGTCATATTCTTACCGAATACCGCTTCGTTATAGACCACGTCATTGTTCAATTGGTCAGTAATGACACACACCTTTTTCGTGATGTTTCCTTGGCTATCAATCTCAACATAAGGGTCAATTTCAACATCATACGTTTGAATGAGTGTCTGTAATAACGTGCTAGCTTTAGTCTTGCCGTCAATGGTAATAGATGGTGTCATTACATTAGTGGTCTGGTAGTCAAGCGTCCAGCCAGTGGCATTAAAACACTCGTTAAAGGCTGTCTGAATCGTGCTTGCACTAGCCGTAGTGGCTACCGGGTAATGATGAGCTAAACTGTACAAGCATAGGTTAGTAAAGTTAGCCGTTGTGACGTGTTTAACAGCAGCGGTATTGTTATCTTCCACGCTGTATATACGCATGACATACCAATGACCCGATAGCTCGTCATAATAGGCTAAGTTGTTACCAGCCACCACTTTATTTGAATCAGGTTGGCCTTGAAGCACGTCTAGTTGGCCTTGATGGTCAAACTTTTTAGATTGGGCATTTAGATTAATCGTGCCGTTAAACGTGTCATTAGTACCCACATTAACGTCATCATCATAGCTGGTGCTAGTCGTGTCTGAGTCAGCTAGTTGAATCTTGACGCTGTCGTTAGAGAACTTAGTGGCCCCATCCACGGTTAGGGTACCAATCCGCTTTAAATTCGAATCTAGGATTAAATACTGGTTATTTAAAGCCATCTGTTAACCTCCTTATTTTAGTTATGTAAAAAGGCCACCCTTGATTGGGAAGCCTTTAAAGTGTTGCTATAGTAATCTGGGTAGATATTTAAGCGTGATTTGGGCGTCATCTAGGTCACCAATCATAGTCAGGCTATTAACCCCCGGACTAAGCTTAGGATAATCAGTTGACCAGATTGGACTAGCTAGCTTACCGCCAACCGTGGTGCTATCAGTCTCACAATTTAGCACGATCTCTTGACCAGCATTAGCAATGTACTTAGGTGCGTCCTGAGCCACGTCATTAACTTGGTAAATGTCTAGGTGAGTGATTGATAGATAAGGGTTCTCATAGCCCACCTTTTGGTCATCCTCGGTAATTGAATGCTTGAAGAATACCCCACCGATGCCACCTAAGGCTGATTGATAATTTGAGTTCCTATCAACAAACGTCCCATGCACAATTAAAAATCGTTTAGGGTCTTTACATGGTTGACCGTTGTGACTACCACTGGTGTAGTATTGGGTGATTGACCAGCTAAACACCTTGCCATTTTTGATTAAGTCGAGTTCTAGCCAACTAGTACTTAGTGCTGACTTTTCTTCTTTGTTGACCACCGTTGTATACTTATCAACTTTCTGCTTAATAGTCTTAGTGGTAACCTTGCCATGCTTGTTGCGTGACCGTTTGACTACCGTCTTAGTCGTAGTGCCAGTCTTAATTTTAATCTTCTGGTCACGACCATTACTAGAGCTACCTGAAGGGCCTTTACCATTATAGAAAGTCTCATGTCTACCATCACCACCGGCAAACGTGCCACCCGGCTTAGTGATTTGTAGATAGCATGTTGGGGTACCACCTGAACTAGAATCAGCTAGCCCGAACCGACCGATTGTGACTCCGTTAGGGTCTAATAACAGCACTTCTACACGCCCCATCGCTCGCCCATTATGGGTACCTGAGTGCTTAATGTGGTGGATCCTAGTCTTAACTCGATAGTTAGTCAGGCTGTTAGTCATGCCAGTAAAACGAACACCGGGGCCATACCAGTCTGGTTGATGACTACCATATTGTTTAACCCCATTAGCTAGCTTGACCATTAATACTTGGGTATCTCGGTTACTATCAGCTTCACCTTGATAAATGTACTTGCCTGCGGTCTTCATCTGAGCAATCGCATTGGTATCATTAGTCCACTCAGCCATCGTATTTAATACATCACTGTTCACGACCTGCGTATAAGGCTGTACTGCCACTGCTTGGTCTTCATCGCTATCAGGTCCCAGTCCATATTCACCACCGTTTAAGGTAAAGCCAATGTGCTTTAAATCCCGCTTAGGTACGACCTGAATAACCGGCTCCGTTCTAGCAGTCCCATCAACAGTAATCGTGTTTAAGCCATTCTTTAAGGGCGTTTCAACCTGTGGAAGGGTCGCACGTGGGTCCGACTGCACAAAGGTAATCGTTAAAGTCATGTCATACATACCTGTGTTAATCGGGGCCGGATCACTAATCGCGGTAATATGCCCCCAATAAGTCACCTTAGGCTCAAAGCCAAATACTAGCGGGTACTCTTTACCATTATCACTAGGGTCATCACTTAGTAGCAGACCACTTAGGTTGTGCATCACCTGATTAAATCTAGCTTGGTTATCAGCACAGTAAATGGATACCGGTATACTAATCGTCCGACTAGTAAAGTCAGTGCCATTAAATTGGTTCCCATACATGGCCGGTATATCAGTCACCTGTTCAGCCATGGCTGGCGCACTAGGCAATACCACGTTTCCCATTTCGACCTGTAAATCGTCCCGGCTATTTAAACCGGCATATTCAAAATCATCTCGTTGTAAGATCACGATTTAACCTCCTTTTTAAGTTTAGCTATGTAAAAAGGGCGCCCATTTAAGGACTACCCTTTGATTGATTAGGGTACTAGTACCCCATCATTTGTGAATATTGTGAATTAGTCTTATTGTCAGATTTAACCGCATTAACCACATCAGATTTAGCAATGACTGCTTGAACGCTGCCTTGGCCTGATACTAAAGCCGTCAATAACGCAATGACTTTATCAAGCTTCTCACTACTTTCACTGTTAGTAGACGCAACCTGACTACCATTGTTGCCATTTACAACCTGACTAGCCTGTGCAATTAGCTGGTTAGCCCGACTCTTATTAGTCAATGGCAAGACCATTTCAGGCTTGTTGTGTTCAGCGACCTCAATCAACTGGTTAGTGTTGATAATACCACCATTCTCAAACCGCTTATGACCTTGTGGGCCACTATGAAGCCAGTCGTACTTAGCATGGCCCCAAATCGAGGTATTACCAGTGGCATTAAGATAGTCAGAGTTGTTTAAGAATGCCAACACTTGGTCAAAACTAGACCTGAAATTGTGATGACCCGGAAATGCAAAGGCGTCAAAGGTTGTCTTGGTAAACTGCAATGGGCCACCGGCTGGGTTACCATTAGCAGAGTTGACATCTGAGATAGTTTGCATGATATTTCGGTTACCAGTTTCACTATCAGCAGTCTTGATAATGGCTGACTGCATCTTAGACCAGTATTCACGGGGAACCTTAGTCATTCTAAGTGCTTCATTAATCATGCTATGAGTGATAGCGCCACCCTCAATGGAACCACCACCATCATCACCAAACATATCACCTAGCTTGCTGATAAACTTCCAAAAGCCTGAGCCGACCTGCTTTTTAATGGTACCTAACAGCCCACTAGACTTAGGTGCCTTATCCGAGCTAGTGCTGTCTGATAAACCGGGTACTCGTCCATAGCCAGCGAACGTACCATATCCACCGCCGTGCACCTTACTAATACCCATGCCGTCTTTCTCGTTTTCGGCAGAATAAAACTCGCCATTGCCGGTGTAGACTCCAACGTGCTCTGAACCACCGGGGCCAAAGAACACTAGGTCACCCGGTTTAGGATTGCTGATGTGTTTAGAAGCCTTGTATTGTTCACCTGACGTCCGAGGGAAGCTAATACCCATCTTATTTAGCGTGTACTCAACTAAACCAGAACAGTCGAACGCATTAGGCCCAGCAGCACCCCAAACGTACTTGTTAGTAGCACCATACTTTTCCATGGCATTGACTAGACTAGAACTAGAAGAACCACCATCTATACTATCGCTAACGCCACCCCATAGTGTTGACCACCACGTCTTAGCTTGCTTCTCAACGCCGTTAAATAGGCCATGACCAATGTTGCTCATGACACCTGAGATACCTTTGGAAGACCAGCTAAACAAGTTTTCAAGTGATTTAACCGGGTGAGCAATAATGTTCTCGGCTGTCTTGAAGAACTTCTCTAATCCATTAAACTTTTTCCCAACCCAGCTAGTCACACCTGAGATACCACTAGTAACACTATTTAGGATGTCACCAAAAAAGCCAGTGCCCTTAGAGAAGTGAGTTAATCCAAGCATCTTGGTTTCAGACGCGTTTAGGACTTCGGCACCGGGTTCTAGTAACCGCATAACATTAGTCCCATGAATCAACTCAGCTTCGCCATTGGCATGAATTAAAGCTTCCTGATTATGGGTTTCTGGGGAATCGTGACCATCATTTAGCATGGCTAATGTAGGCTTGGTAATTGGATTACGTGATCCACTAAACATCCCAGTACCAGTGGCAAAGTGAACATGACTTAAATCACCAATGGTTTTCTTTTTACCACCAAACGTATGGATGACACTATCAACCGCATTGATACCACCATTGATAAGGTCGATAACATCGTTCATGCCGTCTCTAGCAAACTTCTTTAGGTTCTTCCAGAGCCCTTTGAAGATATTCTCAACGCCGGTACCTAAGCCAGACCATCCCGATTTGAATGACTTCTTGAATGATGATAGCCAGTCACCCATTGAATTTCCGAACACTTTAGTATGGCTCAAGTCTTTATTCCAATAGCTGTGCAGGTTAGACCGCATCTTATCCCAATGACTATTCCAACTATGTGACCAGCTCTTTTTCCAGCCTGCCCATTTAGTGCCCATGCTAGAGAAGAATGATTTAGTAAGCTTGTACGAGCCATCCCAATTGGATTTTAGGGTACGTCCGTTACTAGACCAGTGGCTGGCCCAACTCTTCTTCCAACTCGATTTCCACGTATCCCACTTCTTGCCGACCGAACTAAAGAAGTTCTTGGTGTTCTTAACTGAGCCATCCCAATCAGCCTTCATTGTCTTACCAGTATCAGACCAATGCTTATTCCAGCTCTTCTTAAAGCTAGACTTCCAAGTGTTGAAACTATCTGAAATAGTCTTATACCACTTGCCAAATTTTGTCTTGCTAAAAGCCTTAGAAGCCTCGCTGACCTGTTTATCCATGGCCTTTTTAAGACCCATCTTGCCAATGTCCTTACTAAAACCTTTCGCCCATTTTTGAACATTTTTACCAGTCTTAGTGTCCTTTAAGAACCAAGCGGATAACCCAGCGAACGGGCTAACTAAACCAGCTAATATTTCAGTTTTATGCTTAGAAACAAACTTACCGGCGCCTTTGCCCCATTTACTAATGGTAGACCCAACACCTGCAAGTTTCTTACCAATTGATTTTTCCCAACCAAATTTGCCAGTAAACAATTTCTTCATGGCAGTCCCCATACCATTTACTGCATCGCGGAACGGTTTGATATGCTTATACGCTTCATAAAGGGCTACTCCAAGCGCAACTACTGCCGTGACAACTAGTCCAATTGGATTTGTCAGCATCAACTTTCCCAATGATAAAAACGACTTACCAACCAACTTGATACCGCCAGCTAAGACACTAAAAGCTTTAGATGCACCCTTATATGCAATTTTTGCGGTCCATGATAGGCCTTTGCCGATCTGTCCACCAACTGATTTAGTGTGTGTCCACAAAGCACTAATTCCACTCTTAGCTTTAGCAGTGGTTACACTAGCAGCCATCTTTAACCAGTGACCCATTCCAGTCCCTGAACGCTTGACAAAACTTGCAAATTTGGTTAGTTCTCGTTCACCTTCAGCTCCATCAACCTTTGGTTTTAACACAATCCGGCTAAGCTTGCCACCTAGGCCCTTCGCCAAGTCTAAGCCACTGAAGGCTAGCTTTAATGCAGATATACCCTTACTTGCTATAAAGGCACTAGAAGCTAAACCAGCGAATACTTTAGGGTGTTTCTCAGCAAATTCACCGACAATCTTCAATATTGGTTCAATGTCCTTGAGAGATTGTACGAACACGTTGAAAGATGTCTTGGAAGCAGTCTTCATTGAACTAAAGAATGACTTTATTTCTTTTTTGTGATCAACGATGTTAGCACCCATTTTATCAATGCCTTTTGCTAGGTTAGACAACATTTTATTGAGGCTATCACCAACATTAAAGTTTTTACCAGCAAACGCTTTAGTTATGTCATTAATCTGCAAGGCTAGTGCATTGCCAACATCTTTAAACTCAGATTTAGTGTCCTTATCACCAATCCATTTTGTAAATTGTCCCATTAATGGGGACTTCATATTGGCAATTGGCTTGTAAATGGCGTCTAATAACGCCGGCATTTGAGTCTTAATTGATCGTTCCATACCGGGTATGGTCTTCATCAAGTTCTCTGAAGCTTTGGCGTACTTACCACCAAGTGAGTTCATAACTTCTTCGGCATCTTTAGCACTAATCTTGCCTGCGCTCATTTGGTCGCGCAAGCTAGACATAGTTAGCTTACTGTTATGTTGTTGCTTCTTTTCAAACTCCAACATCTTTTCAGCGTACATTGGCAATTGATCGTTAATCATGTTAAAGTCACCAAGTTGCATCTTGCCACTTGATAACATGTGAGTAAAGTTGGTGCCTAGTCGGGTAACATTCTCATCACTTAGGTTAAGAGTATCGCCCAACGTTAATATTGACTTAGTTAATTCTTTAGTTCGTGGTGCATTATCAAACACATGGTAAAATGACTGGTTAAGTTCATCAACCACATTGATATTTTGATTGAAAGCTGAAGCTAACCCATTACCAATGTCGACCATTTGTTTACCTTTTCCGTTTGAACCAGTTAAAGTAGTCCATGTGGCCGTCATTGTACGTTGCTTGTTATCATATTCTGTTACAGCACTATTAAGTTCGCCAAAAGATGCCGTTATACTTGATAAAGCGTTGGTAATTCCGTTTGCAACTAGATGCGCGCCTAGAATTGTACCGAATAAATGAGATGTCTTCTTAGCTTTATCATCAATGCTATCAAGCTTAGAACGAACACCGTGCATAAATCCATGAGGTTCTTTTTCCATCGCTTTAAGTAGCTCGTTTTGGCTAGTCTTAGCTTTAGCCATGGCTGTTGCGGTCTCATTAACACGCACTTGCTGGCGTTTATAGGCGTCTGAGGTAGCTCCACTAGCCCTCTTAATTCGGTCTAGTTCGTTAGTTTGAGCCTTATATTGGGACTCCATGTTAGAATAGGCCTGTTTTAAACCACTTAAACGAGCCTTGTTAGCATCTTCTTGCTTGCCCTCGGCTTCTAGGCGTTTCACATAGGACTCACTTAAAGCCGTGCTCTGTTTATAGCCCTTTTGTAAGTCGGCTAACCCACTGTTGTAATACTGTAATTTAGACTTGGCCCGATCTAGTTGACCACCCATTGAGTCATATGACCGACTAGCCTTGTTAATCTGGTCAGATAGTTTTAAATAAGCTTCTTCACCGTCTTTAGTGTTTCTGTTTAGGCCTGATTGACGGGACTTTAACTCATCAATTTTAGACTTCTGCATCTCCATTGATTTGGCTAAGCCATCTACCCTAGCTGCTGCGGCCTTTTGATACTCACCTGCTGACTTTAATGCCGTCTCCTGGGCCTTCCAGCCGCTAGTATTGGCTTTAACCTCGGCTGTCAACGTCTTTAGTGATTTAACAGCCTCAGCACTGTCGAGGCCAACCTTACTGGTCATCTCACGGCCGACTACTTTTTTAGCCATTCTTTTTTAACCTCCTTTTAGGCACAAACGCTTATAAGCCATACGTTTGATTAATGGCTTCTAGTGGGTCGACTAACTCAGATCGGTCTTCCTTTTTACGAGCATTTAAAGCCGCCATGAAATCAAAAAAGGGACTATCGCCAAATTCCTTGGTTGATATTCCCTCCAATAACAATTGTTTACTTAGCAAGCTAAAATCTTCTTGCTGATTTTTTAACTTCATAACCTCTCGCTTGATTTCAACGTTGCGTTTGTGCCGGTTTATTTTGACGACTTAACATCTTCAATTGCCTTGCGTTGCTTTTGTTCAGATAACTTAATGTCGGCATCTGAAATACCATTTAACCGCATGATTAGATAACCAACTCCTTCGCCAAAACGCTCAATTGAGACAGTATCGTTAATAGACTCCATCTGTTTGTCAGTGTATCCCATGACTCGTTGTACAAAGCCAACCATATCATCTTGCAATTCTAGGCCGTTTTTCATTGCGTCTAGTTCAGTAACTTCTTTTTCGGTGTCTTGTGATTCCAACATACCAATTTGAACTTTGGTAGCTAATCGAATGATATTATTAGTTGGCGTTACATCAGCCATCTTGTTGATTTTAAAATAGTTTTTAGCATTGATTTTCATAAAAATTACCTCTTTCATTTATTTTAGGTATGTAAAAAGGCCACCCAAATTAAGGAAGCCTTTAGATAATTAGTTCTATTCACCAGTCGCTCCACCGGTTGTGTCACTTGTTGACTTAGTGTAGCCGCCAAACGTTTCAGCCATAAGCTTGTCTAGGTCGAAGTTAGTATCAGTTGACTTGGCAATCATATAAGGTTGTTGCACCCCGTTGGCAGCTAAGAAAATGTTAGACTTTAATGGCGTTAAGACGGTACCATTTAGGGCTGTTGAGTAAGCAGCTTCACTGTTGGTATCAGTACTGTTATTAGATGCTTCTTCAACGAATTCGATATTGTTAAAGCATTCATAAATTGAGATGTCGCCATCTAATGATTGTGATTCGGCAATCATCGCAACATGTGGCTTAGGTAGCTGACGAACCCAGGCACCTGTATTGGTGTTTTGTGTGAACCCCTTTAGCATCTGGTTAATCTTGAAGTCCAAATCTAAGGCGGTTAAAGCCAGCGTGGGCATAGACTTACCATAAGCTGTTCGTTTGATTTGTCCATTCCCCCAACCAGGCGTCCCGGCCGCTTCAATAGCAGTCACATTGATTTGACTGAAACCTTCGCCATTGTGATCGGCAACATAAATTCCATCAGTAGATAGACCTTTAGTAGCGTCTTTAATTAAGTCGCCGTTATCGTCTAGCAAAGCAAAAGTCGCTTTGACAATGTTGTGTTTTGACATTTTATAAATCTCTCCTTTAAATCATTTCGTTTTTAGTGATATAAATCGTTTTTGTTACTTGGTTGGTATCCGGGTCAGTTGTGTGGTGCTGACTAGATACAATTAACCAGCCGGCCTCTTTAAAGCTCTTCATTAAAGCTATCTCAGTTTCAAGCGGATTAAAATCATCTTCTAAATCAGCCTTATAAAAGATTTGAATTTCAACACCCATGGCTAACCCTTTAAACGTGCTGTTTGCAAGGTAGGCCGGGCTTGAATCGGTCTCTTGCAATAGCATGACTGTTAAATCAGCGTTGTCTAAATCTTCGTTAGGTATCTCATTAAGGTAGATTTTATCTAGCCAGTTTAAATTGAGGGCGTTAACTAGGCTGGCTACCTGTGATACTGGTAATAACACTAGTCATCGTCCCCCTTCTTATATTCATCTAGCATGGCGTTAAAGACATCATCTTGTGAGTCGGCTAGGTTCTGGTCAACAAAGTGGTCAGCCTTAATGTGCTTGGTACCATCGTTTAACCTCATGGCATTCATATCATGGTACTTATTAGTCCAGCCTACAATTGAACTTCCATCATGTTCGCCGTCTATATCGTTGCTGTTATAGCTTATGTTGTCAGCCATGTGTCCGTACTTCTCGTCTTTATGACTTGAATAATGTTTCTTTCGCGTGGCTTCCGTCAAGTTATCAGCCAACTTTTTAGCACCGGCTTTGGTTATCTTTTCTTGTTCAGCTTCATTGGGAACTAGCTTGTGGACGTCTTTAAGCCAGCTTTCTAGTTGGGCGGCCATATCATCGTTTGCCATCGCTAGGCCCCCTTAGTAACCTGCTTTAGCGTCAAATAATCGCAAGATAGATAATTACTAGAATCATCTATGCTGTCGTTGATGACATCGTAAAGTTTACCTTTATACTGACACTTAATACCTTCATAAACTTTAGGGTTATGCCTAATAATGACCACTACTTGCTCTAATTGTTCAGCTGTGAGTTGATACGAAGATGCAATTGATCGTGTATAGGGTGCACAGTATAAACTAAACTGACTAACAAAAGTCTGCTTACTAGTCCCGTTAATAGGATTTTGAACAGTTTTAACAGTGCCAATCTGTATACGTTGGTTAAAGTCAACTGGAGTTAACCTATTAATCGCCATTGTCATCCACCTCATCCTGCTTTTGGCTATACAGGCCTCGCAATTGGCCAAGGATTGAATCAACAACTAAGTCAACTGGATTAACAGTGTTTGAAGTGATTGATGTCCGGTAATACCAGTATGAACCAGCTAAGGCGTAAACAGCAGTTTCAAACAAGTCTTTCACGCCTTCCATTTCATAGAACCCTGGAACGCTATTGTCGTCCCCAATGGCCTGTTTAATGTAGCTAGTGGCTGCAGACAAGTAACCTTGTAGCAGCTCGTCATCATCATCGCCATCAATTCGCAAAGATGATTTCAATGTTTCTAAATCAGCTGCCACTTAAATCACATCCTTACTTGGCCGCCCAGATTGTCACTGTACTGTGTATTTATTGGCGACATAGTTGGCTAATTACTTTCCGTCAGTCGTTGTAGCAGCGCCCGCCGCAAAGTTGGCCGTTTGGTCAGCAATTTTACTGAACGAACCTGCAACAAAGGCTTCCGTATCAGCGGCTTCAACATCAAAGCGATCAATTACGCGAATCTTGGTTTGGTCTTTTTCGAAGGCACCGCCGCCAATATTGGTAGTCAATAAGGAAGTACTTTCTCGGTCAAACAAAGTTACTGCTTGCGACAAATCACCATAGTAAAGTGGATAAGCTGGTGCTGACGTAGTCCCCACATTAGGCAGCCACTTGTCAGCTACCTCCACAATCCGCTTACCACGAATTAAATACCGATCAGGTTGTGTTAAATCGGGTTGCAATAGGTAACGCCCCATAGCATCCTTAACCTCGGAAAGCGTATTGAAACCCGACGTATTTGTCATTAAGAATGACGTAGACTTGATGGCAGGATCAACGGCAGTATTAATCATCGTAATAATGTCATCAAATTTGGACAAGTTGGGCTTTTTAGGCACGTTGTTCATCGCCGCAATGATTTTAGCATTGCGAGTAACAACAACCTTCTTAGCAATCCATTGAGACAGCCAAGCCAAAATGTTGTCAGCGGTATCCTTTAGTAACGAATTAGTGGCAGTGGTAATACCAGCATATCGATGGATCGTGTATGTGATAATGGATAGCTTAGGATCATCATTATCACCAATGGCAGCCGTTTCATCATCTAAATCATCTAAGGCTGTCACGTCAGCCCACTTTTCGTAAATTCGTGACCCATTTTGAGTTGTAACAGCTTCCCGATTAACATACTGTTGTAATGAATCGTATTGGCGAACCAGCGTATTAATTGCCGTTTGAATATCTTGAGGAATAGTTAAGCCGATCGCATTGCCATCTTCGTCGGTAGAAGAAGTTACAAGGTTCATAACTTTAGGATCACCCTTAATCATGCCTTTGAAATTCTTGATAAACGTAGCTTTGATGTCTTTTTCATTATCATCAAGTGGATTTACATCGTCTTTGTTCATATTGGCAATTTCTTGAGCCTTACGTTCTTCTTCCAATTGCTCATGCAAAGCATCACGCCGGGCAACCGCATTGTCGCGATCTTGTTTCATTGCTTTAAATTTTTCTTGATCAAAGCTGTCGTCAAGAACAGCTGCGTTTAACTTATCGTTCAAGTCTGATACCTTTTGCCCTTGGGCAATCCAAGCATCATTCATTGTATTGATATTAGCCATTAGTTGGCCTCCTTTTAATTTTTACCAAATAAAATAGCCAATTTGCTGTTTCGTAATTCAGCAGATTGACTATTAGTAGTATTTTCTTCTTTAGACGGCTTAGTTTTATCCTTGTCAGCCTTGTAAATGAGATTCAGCAACTTGTTAACTGCAGATTTAGGCGGAATGTGTGAAATAGCGTTCACCGGTTGCAATTGTTGATCATTAGCAAACATAATTTCATCAGCGAAACCTTTATCAACGGCATCACTAGCGGTTAACCATGTTTCATTTGCCATTAGCTGTAGCAAGTCAGCTTGCTCCATGCCAGTTTTAGCTTCATAAGCACTGGCAATTGATTGATCAATGCCATTTAAAATACTGGCTTCATGCTCCAGATCGTCAGCATTACCAGCTGGTTGTGACCAAGCCTTATGGATCATAATCTGAGCAGTTGGTGAAATGTTGATATGATCGCCAGCCATAGCAACCACGCTTGCCGCACTAGCTGCTAAGCCTTGAATATTAACTGTTACATTGCCAGCATAATTCTTCAGCATAGTGTAAATCTCACTGGCCGCAAAAACGTCACCACCATTGGAAGCAATGTCGACTTCAAGTGCTTCATCATCACTGTCGTCATCGTCAGTGTTGCCACTGTCATCATTTAAAATGTCAGCAACACCTGAAGGTGATACTGCTGGCATTCCAAAGAACTGATAGAAACCGGCTGTTTGATCATCAACAATATCGCCTTTAATCATCACTTTCTTTGTCATCATTATCACCTCCTTTTCCTGATTGAATCACAACTTGTTGTGTCGTTGGATTCTTAGCATCAGGCATTTCATCTGGAAAATAACCAGTCTGCTGTAGTAACCAAGTTGCTTGATTATTAGCAATTGTGCCATTTTTAGCTAGCCCTGATAGGGTAGCTGCAAATGAGTCTCCCAATGGGTCTACAGCAGTCCGTATATTGGCTGTAATCTTAGCATTAAGCTTATTATCCAGTTCAGCTAAAATCGCTTGTAAATAGCGATTAAGGGCATTGGTGTACATGCCTTTAATTTGGTCAATATTACTTTGTTGGTCACCTTGACCATTCAAATAGCTATCAGGAATGCCGAAAACTTTAGCAATTTGCTTACTCGTCCAATCTGTTTGGCTTAACAGCTTAGTAACATCGGCTTTCATTTCTAGTGGCTTGTAATCTTCAAGTTGATCAATAACTACCGGGCCGCCGTTTGACTTGTTCACCTGTTTCATGAAGTTACGTGAACGGCTGGCCTTCATCTTCTCACTTAGCAGCCCACCGTGCTGAATAGATAGGACGCCAGGAGCGCTAATTGAACGTGCTAGTGCAGCTAACGTTAAACTGTTAGATGAATTCTTAACTTGTAACTCATTCGACAATGCTTTTAAAGGACTGTTACCCGTCATGCCACCATCAGTACTGGCCCATCGGATATGAATCATGTCAGACTGTGGTACATATTGCAAAATACCCAAGTTAGGCTCATCAAAAGTAACCGTATATGTTAAGCCACTGCCATCATCTAATAAGTAAGTTTGCACTTGGCTTGGCCGCAAATATTCCCAGCGCAAATCTAAACCGTTAGGATTACGCCATCGATATGCAAAACATTCACCACCCAATAACAATTGTGAATACATAGACTGCCAAAACGTGTGCCCATTAGCTGTCGTGCTAGGATTGTTTAGAATTCCTTGCGCTCGTGGCATATTGGCCATTAATTGTACCGTGGCTAAGTCTCCAGATATTTGATTAACCGCTGAATAAATATCTGAATTTTCCAAAGCATCTTTGGCACTAACATACTCATTATTGCCAGTTGGTGACAAAAAATTAACGATATTATCGTCTTCTACTGGCACGCTTTGAATACTAACTGAATTATTTATTGCCGTTGGTGGTTCAAAAAAAGGCATTGTTAATCACCTCCTTTTTGGCCAGCTGTTACGACTTCCGAAAGCCAGCCAACTAAAAACAAAGCTACAGCAATTGCTAAAGCGCCCTGTGCCTGCCCAAATAAAAAGGCTGCATATACCCCAGCAATCATACCTAGAATGAAACACAGTACATCAAAATAATGCCAGATAGTTGCAAAAAATTGTTTAAAAATCATCAATATCATCTCCTAGCAATCCTGACTCCGGGTTATTAAACCATTCAAGAACTTGTTTTTCGTTCATACGTTCGACCTGTTTATCAGGATTGTTTACGTCTGAAAAGTCTTCAAAGTGATACATGGCTTGGAATAAGGCATCAATTAACGCATCTACCACATCAATCTTCAATGTGGCCTTAGCTTTATCGACTTGAATACCAATTTTGTCTTCATAAATTTCAGCATTTAGTAATGCCTTTTCCATAATTCGATCATCCAAGCGGTCTACCGAGCCTTCAACAAACATCGTCTGCAAAAACTTAGTTGGATCCTTCAATTCACTAGTCCGCTGCCGAATGGCTTGCAATGGCCACCCTGAATTCAAATCTAGCTGCTTGATTGTAGGCGTTAGCCCCCACGCGTCATAACCAAAGAAAACAACTTCCAGTCTATGCCGCTCAACAAAGTTAAGTAACCACTGATAAACTTGCTCGTCATTGATTAGTCCTTGAGGATGGCTACTAATTGTGCAAAATCCCTTTTGAGCTAAGTTCCGATAATTAATACCGTCTTGCTTTTCTTTAGCTTCAATCGAACCAGCTTTCTGCCAGGGAATAAAGCTATGCTGATAAATAAACCATCGTGGTTTGTCATTATTATCACGATAAGGAAATACAAACGCTAGCGCCGTGTTATCACTAAACATCGAGTAGTCAAAGCCAATATAGACTTGCCGGTCATCAAAACTAAATGATGATATAATAGCTCGCTCAACGTCAGGCAGTTTCAAGAAGCTATCGGCCGATTGCTCTAGCCACAAGTTGAGGTTTTTATTTTGGAAATCGTTGAGTGTGCCCGACAAAGCGTCAGAATCGCGCTTATCTGTCAAGCCGTTCAGCAACACTTCTCGTTGGCTCGGTAAATCTAGTAAGGGATTACTTTTAACCCACATATCGGGCTTATAAGTTTCGTCCAGATTGTCCTGCGACCAAATAAGCCCCAAATATGTATCAGCATCGCGCAAATAATCTTGTTCCATGGCTTGCTGAATCATACGCTCATCATCGTGAAACGGAACAGTGGGATCAGGATATGCCGTTGAAATTTGAATAAATTGCCGATTAGGTACTTTAACTTGCCCTGACACAATCTTAGAAACCTTTTGTCGTGTCTTAATTTCACCAATTTCATCAAATATAGCAGTTGTGAAATGAAAGCTATCGTACTGACCAGCTTCGTGACTGATTGCTCGCAGTTTATTGTTATTACTACTCATCACAACTTGATCCGCTTGTGAAGACAATGTCCGAGTATCTAGCCCACTATCAGCTATCAATGACTTAAATGGCTCAATAGTTGCAATCTTAGCAAGCATTGACTTAATGTAGCCCAGAATCTTGCTCGTTTGTTTGTAATTAATGGATGAAACTAAATAGTCTTGGTTAGATAGTCCCAATGACTCAATTAAATAACTATAGGCAGTAATAATCGCCATAAGATAAGTTTTGCCTTGGCCCCGCGCAACGGAAACAATTGCTCGTGAAAAGCGCTTGCCACCGTCATCATTACGCCAACCAATCAGCATTGCCATAATAAACTCTTGCCATGGCATTAGTTTTGTGGGTTCACCAGTATCAACATTCGGACAAATTGCCGCAAACTTCAAAACCTGTGAAACTTTCTTAGTTGAATAATGAAAGGAAAAGTCAACACTTCCCTGGCGCTGTAAATCACGCAAATGCCGTAGTGCAGCTAGCTTAATCAAATAACCGGTAACAACATCGCCATCTAAAACTGAGAAAGCGTATTTGGTACCAGCATCGTTATAACGCGTTTTAATGGATTGCCAATCGATTGATTGGTAAACGCCCAAGACATCGTGTGTTTGTGTTAGATCAACTTTCATAATTACCGCCTATCCTAAAAACTCTTTCATTCGATCAGCGACGCTACGTTTGTCTTTATGATCATCTAAATTCAGCTTTAACAAATCACTACGCGATTTTGGCGACAAGCCTAGTTCAGCGCCTAGTTTAGTCAGATTTTTAACCGCTGAATCGTAAATTTGTGTCATGGGATTACGCTTGTAACCCACGAAGTCTCGACCAATTTTTTTACCGGTCTGATCTTGTAACGTTTTATAGATTGCTTGGACTTCACCGTTTTCCTGGATATGTTTATACGCATTGCGATAAATCTCATATTGGGAAGCATATTGCTCTACAAGCCCGCTATCAATGCGTTTAACCGGGGTACTGTCTTCTAAAAAAGGCACTAATCGACGCCAAACGACCTTAGCTTGCCGGCCCAAGTAAGCTGGCGGTGTACGCGTTAATTTCCCGCCGTTGACGTCTTTATCCGACTTTTTCACCACTACTCTCTCCTTTCGTTATTCGGTGACCCCCCCTACCTAAAAAATTCAAAAATTGTTTCTATCACAAAATAACGGCAATGTGTGTGCTCTTCCTGGGACGTGTTAGGGGGCGGGGGTTGTTTTAATAATCATCGTGACTAATTACATTCATAAATTTAGAGCCGCTCAAATCGAACGACAAGTGCCAATAAATTGATTGAACTTATTCCAAACTTTATTTCTCATTCATTAACACAACGATTGCTGATACATCATTGATCGGCGTTACGCTTTGCAACTCGTTGCCTTGACCAGTGCCATAGTATAATTGCTCCCAGTCCGTCTTAGCACGATGACAACTCCCACAGATAACAGCTAAGTTATCAACGTTAGCTTTCAGTGTTTCATCAAACTCAATTGGCACAATATGATCAACTGTCTTAGCAGGCGTGATAACGCCTTGCACTTTACAGTAAGCACATAAGTAATGGTCACGCTCCAGGACTCGTTGCCTTAGATGTGACCATTGCCTTGTCCGATAGAAGTTGTATTGCTGACGCTTATCCTCATTACGATAACGTGTAACCGTGTTGTACTTGTGTGTGTATTGTTTGTCATTGCTACGTGCCCAACGTTGCCGACTAGCCAAGTACTCAGCTTCATGCTCATAGTGCTGCTGACAATAGTGGTCAGGGAAAGTGACCATCGCATGGCAGTTAGGATAGCGGCATCTTCTTGTTCTTGGCATGTTGCTTTCTCCGTTTCTTTTCCAAACTAAAAGCGCCATGCTGTTTAGCACGACGCTTCTTATCCTTGTACCACTTATCTAGCCGGAAATCAGCTTGGACACTCTTAAATGGCTCTATAACTAATAAGGAAGGTCCTTTCCCTCCCCTTTTAAATTTTCAGCAAGTTGTTTTGCCTTCTCAGAATGTTTCTCATCAAGTTGTGAAGTATCTAATACTAACACCTCATCAACAAACTGATATAGTTTTTCAGCACGCCTGCTGTAATCATTCGTCATAATCAAAATATTTTTGTCTGCTTTTGAGTGATGGAGCTTAGAAATGAATTTATTAAAATCAGACTCTTCAAACAACACATTTTGCACCGGATAGAATACTGCTAAATCAATGCCAAAGCCAAAATCACAATTGACATTTTGGTTGCGCTTTATGAACTGAGTTGTCGTACCAGCAAGCCTATAACTAGTATTCAACTTAGGGCGCTTTAAAATTTTTTGACCAAGTGGCTCGTTGAATAGACGAGGAACCTCTGAAATATTACCAGTGACAAATATACTAGTTTTTAGATTATCATCCTCTTGCATTGCTTCTAAAACAGCTTTCAAATTATCCTGCATAAAGAATCCACGAACTAACAGGGTCGTTGTTTTATTAGACTTTAAAAAAGACGATACAGCTTCCAAAAATTGTCTAATCTCTAATTTTTGCAATTTCATTACCCACACCTCCACTGCTAGTATACAAAGATTACCGCCGATAAGCGAGACCTGTTTCGAATATGCTATAAAATCTGATATTATCTTCCTAGTTTAATTAGCCACATTTACTGAGTTTAGACTAATACATTTAAATCCCAAGTCATTCAGCTCTGTGATAATTAAAGTAATTGTGTTTAAGTCAAGAGTTATATTTTTTAAAATTATAATTCCATCTTTTTTCATTGATAATTGTGTTTCCATTGTGATGAATACTCCTTATAATATAGTCAGTTGTGCTAATTATTTAGGAAAGTTGGAACAAAAATGAGACTACGGACTCTTTATGAAAAAATTGAAATGGAATTACCACATATTGAAGGTATAAAATTAACTACAGTTGCCAACAACAACTCCGCAAGAAAAATAGAACGTTATGGTGAAAGCATAAAGTGTCTCCAAAACTTGTCGAAATTAATTTATATCGATGATATCATTCAAGATTTAGACAAAAAAGGACTTTTTCGTTTGGGCACTTCAGTGAGTATGCAAAGTAGTGAAGCTGACTCTTATATAGTTGCTTTAAATAATGTTATTGGCCGTTGCAAGACTATTAAAAGTTTAATTAATGATCATGTCCCCAAAGATGACGAAAAAAGTATCATTGTTAAATTACCAACATATGAATATTACAGCGAATTTGCTAGTTCACAAAAAGAATTAGCAAATTGCTTTAAATTATTAAAAATACTCCCCGGACTCGAAAAAGAACCAACTTTGTCAAATTTTGACGTTGGGTCCGATTGGATACGAATTATTTTTGATACATTTCAAGCGGCAGCAAACTTCGCTACTGTGATTACTGCCGTAATTCAGTTTAATAAACAAAGAATCGATAAAAAGTTAAGTGAATTAGCAGTACTAAGCTTACAAATCGATCCAGATACAAGAAACAAAGTGCAAGAAGCCATGAATAAGGAAACTCTTTCCACATATACTGCTTTAGCAAAGGAAATTAATAAGAAAATCAAAAATGAGGACGTTGATCCTGAAGATATTCAAAAGCTTGTTAAAAGTCTACAAGCGTTATCTGACATCTTGTATTCCGGCATGTCTTTCCATGCCCCAATTACAAAAGACTCAACCAATCCTTTCTCTCTTCCAGCAAAGGAGGAACAGAATAATTTGCCTGAATCAGGAAAAGCTGAAGCTCAAAAATTAATAGCTAATAAGCACAAAGATAACTAATAAAGTCCAAAAAGAACCTTCTAAATTAATTAGAAGGTTCTTTTTGGGTTAAATCATAAATATCGCCGGTAGGCCTCGAACCTACATCCCATTGTGACTTACCAATTAGCCCACAGCGATTACCAGTCTGTAATTTGGAGGATTACTTCATGCACGTCAATCACATTTGGCATACTACCAATTTAGCACGATTATAGAGGCTAGTTTTCTCACTTTTTTCCACTATAGATCATACAATCCTAATCTCTTTGCACACTCATTAACAAATGCGTTTCTTAGTTCATATGCTCGCGCCTTACCAACACTCAATAAGTTGTTATCTACTAGGCCAACCAGAGTATATCTTGGATGATTTCGAAAATACAATTCAGTAACAATAACCTCCGTATCATGTCCCACATCATCTAGACAATCGTCAATCACTTCCCGCTGATGTTTCAAAGCATTAATGCGTCGATCGTCATCAATCGTGATAATCGTGTTGAGTGTCGTTTCCGGATACTTGTATTGTGCCTTGCCACCTCCAACATTATCATCACGTGGTACAGCTGGATAACGTAATTCCTGTTCACGTTTCTCGATATACTTGTCAATCTTGGGATAGTCACGTAGAATATCTTCAACTTTTCTAATCGTCGTTCGTTTCACTACCAATTCCCCTTTCACTCAACTCCATAATGTCAGCAATGAAGTCCTGGCCAATTTGTGCCTGTTGCTCAGTTGTTAGCGCCGCGTTCATTTCCAAGTTGGCAACTGTGGCTTTCATTCGGATTGCTTTTGCGTATTCGGTGTCAGTCATTTTTCTTCCTCCACCACATATCCGTCTAGCCACGCACGGGCAATGTCGTCTTTGGTCAAATGTACATCCGGGCACACTTCGTCATTCAAGTCGTATAGCATGTCGGTAATCCCATAGCCGTTCCGTTTGTATAATTGAATATAAGTATCCAGTTCCTTAGAAATTACCGGCAGCTCGCCATACTGTTGCTCATATAAAGCATTCGGGATAATCCAGTGCGAACTATCCGCACCGGTTGCAATCCAGTCGCACCATTCAAGATAGCCGCTACATAGCATGCTATGACCTACTTCATCGTGAGGGTGCCACATTCCACCACTTAGCGAATAGATTTCGTACTTATCAAGTAATCCGGTTCCCAATTCATCAATTCTCTCAACGCAAACTGGTCGTTTCAAATAAACTTTAATCATTTGTCCGCCTCCAATAGTTCTGGGTTCTCATGCACATTGCCAACATATTCAACAAAGGCTGGCAAGATCGTTTGGGTAAACTCCATTTCTTTACCAATGAGTCTCATCTGGTAATTGTCCGTTACAATCCATCTAGCAGCCTTCGCCCATAAAATGTCGCCAACATTAATTTTTCTACCATTTCTATAATTCATTTGTCTTCCCCCTGTTTACGTTTTCCGATAAAAGGTGTAGATGTGAATACTTTTCCTAGAAACACTTTAAAATCAGCCTTTCAGCAGTTCCGGGTTCTCGTGCACGTTGCCAATAATTTCAAATTGATTGCTCCAAGAGTCATGCAGGCATGGCTCAATTAAATGTGTCCCTACTGGTTTCAAAAACATACCGGGTATCCCGAACAGGTCTTCTGAAACAATTTCATTAATGACTGGTACCATCGTTAACTCGCTCATATCTGACCACACTTTTACAATATCCCCTTCATAGATATCCTTGCCGTTCACGTCTGTCAGGCCGGTAAACTGTTCAAGCTCAAACAGTGCGCCAATTCCATCAACTTTACCATCGTTAGAGCACTCGTCCTGCCCATCAGTACTAGCCTCTGCCCAATAGGCTTGACCATGAATGAATTCGATATTGTCAGGTAACAGCATTTTATTCTGAACTTTGTCCCACGCTCTAAACTTAATCATCATCGCCATCCCCAATCATCTCCTAGAACTCGATAGTTCCAGCGCTATCACAATCCATGCCGCAACACTGATAAAAGTAACCCCATGCCAAAATCCGTCTAAAAAGTTTCCGACGATCGTGACTAAAATAAATAAGGCTATCATGCCAAGTCCAATTTTATTTTTAATACTCATTTTCAATCCTCCTTGAACGCTTCAAACGCCGCTTGTGTTCCTCGTTAGTTGGCTGCTTGACGATTATCATGCTATGCCGCTCTCTTTCATGAATACTAACCAATGGGTTTTGCCACGTTTATCGCCAAACAGCGGTTGGTAACCAATAGCGTCTAGTAGTTCGCTTAATTTGATTTGTTCTTCGTTCCATTTGAATATTAACGTGCCGTGAGGCTTCAGCACTCGCATGCACTCGGTAAACCCCTGTCGTAGATCAAATGGCCAAGTTTCGTCTAACGTGCCATACTTCTTGGCCAGCCATGATGATTCACCGGCATACCGTAAATGCGGTGGATCAAACACGACCATGTAGAACGAATTATCGTCAAATGGCATAGCACGAAAATCACCAACCACATCCGGCTTAATTTCAATCACCCGATCACGTCCCAAGTTGCTATCAGGCGCCGTCACTGTTTCACTACGCTTATCCATGTATGCCACAGCCGGATTATGCTTATCGAACCAGAACATACGACTACCACAGGAAGCATCTAGTATCACTTTGGCTCTTGACATTTACCCACATCCTTTTTAGCCTCTTCGGCATGTTGCTTCATGCGCCGGTGCTTCCGTTTAATCGTTGAACGCTTCTTAGTGTGTTTAGGCATCTTTGTCCTCCTAATGAATCTCCAGTTTCTGTTTAACCGCGTCAATAACACCTGTAGTGATCTTTTCGACTTCCTTTAGTTGCATAGTCAATAACTTTGAAGCCTGCCACATATAGAATTGGCCGAAAATAATTGAAATAAGAGTTGATAAAATCACGCATAATAGTATCATCTGCATTTAGTCCTCCGTAATGTAGTATTTATTTTCGTCAATCGCACGAATGCGTCTATCCAGCCAAACGTTATTGTGCTTTAGCTCCCGAGACGTCCTAGTTTTACCATGCTTGCCTTCCATGACTAATTTAATGGCATTATACTGGGTACGCGTAATCTCCGTGTAATCGCCTGATACGGTCTTAATTCCAGGCATCTTATGCAAGTTAGCTAGTTTGCTCTCAGGCACGTTATCCATGCTGCCATATCTCGCTTCCAGCTTATGAATTACTTCTAGTTCTTTAGGCCAATTTTTGCTCGCCATAGGCTAACTTCCTTTCAAGCTCCTGTTCGTAATGATCGTGTATCTCATTCGTACAATTTGGGCATGGTCCAAACGTGAAACCATAACTCCCAAGTGGTTGCTGAACAACTTTACTACCATGACATAATTCACAACTCATACACTTCTGACTCCTTCCATGTTGTCAAACAGCAATTGACAGTTAGTGTCCTTGGTATATAAACGATCAATTGTCTGACCGCTATACATGTTTTCTAACTGGCTTCGTGTATTGTTGGTAGTGATAATCGTCGCTAGTTTGCCGTCATTAATGTCAAGGTTCCATCTGGCATTGGCAACGTCATACATCAACGTACGTAAATCTTTGTGCACTGGCTTATAGAACCCTTTTTCAGTCGGTTTACCACCTTCAGTGCCAAAATCGTCTAGTACCAACACGTCGACTTTTTTCATGTCCTTTAGCACATAGTTCAAACGTTCTCTGACATCTGGCGCATCGTATTTCTCGTTGACTAGCCGTAGCAACTCAGCTGTTGAGACAAACATTGCTGTCTGCCCTACGCTCATTAGCTGATACATGATTGCTAGTGCTAATGATGTTTTACCAACGCCGGGTCCACCTGCAAGTGCTACGTTGAACTGGTTAGTCTCTAATTGCCTAGCTAACTTAAATGCTTGATTACCAAGCTCTCTAGCTTTAGCCTGATTAGGCTGTTTATCAACCTGCCAATCATTAAAGCTAAATCGTAGTGGCACGCCTCCAGACCAGACTGACATGCGATAGTAATACCGTTTTCGGTTAGCAATTACGCCCGCATTCGCCCGATCAATCGTTTGATGATCCAGTTCTTCTTTGGTTGGCAACTTAGTTGTATCAATGCCTCTAGCCGCTACTACTTTCTGAATCGTGGCTTGATTAAATAACTTCGTTACATTTTCCATTAGCCAAACCAGTCCTCTCGTGTTTGTGGCGCAACATTAGTCGGGCGATCCCGTTCAGCCTGACCCATGAGCGTGTCATACTGCTTGCGTAACTTCCCTGCCGATAAAATGTTTGCTTGCCAGAATGAATTATCCTGTGACCAATCTACTAGCCAATCTAATTTTTCATAATCACGATGATCACGTTCGTGTGCCAATCGAATATCATTAGCCCATTTTTGTAAGTTTGGTTCTTTGAAGTCAGGTTGCCGTTGTTTAATTCTGGTCAACAAATGACTAGCAATTTTGTATGGCTGAGAAGACGGGTCATAATTTGGCTTTGCCAAATGGTGACTATCTTTGTTTACCTTACCTTTACTAACCTTACCTAACCTATGCGGTCCATTGTCCGTCCATTGGTTGTCCATTGGACGTCCAGTAACTTTACCCGTGTCAGCACGCGGCTTGGGCTCAGTTAATTCTATGTTTGGCATGATTTCTAATAACAAGTCTTTATATATCGAATCCACTTTTCTATCCGCTCGAATTCGATTATTTTCGTTCCAATCCGTGATATAGGCAACTAGATCATCGTTTAAAACATTTACAAAATTCTTAGCTACTAGTATTCGTAAATCGTCCTCAACTGCACCAGTTTGCCGCATAACTGAGAACGCTTCTACAACACCATCATCATCCGCATGCAACCCCAAATGGAAATAGAGTGCCTGACTGCTCAACGGCATCTTTAAAAATTTAGCGCTATCGGTTATACGGTTGCTAAACATTCTCCTTTGTGCCATCTCTTAATCCTCCCTTATTTACTAGTAGGCATTCCACCCACCCGGTGTATTAGTCACTGCTGTATTTACCTTTCAAGCCAATTCGTTTTAACGTTTCTTTATCTAGTTTTATGCCATCTACTGGGACGTGGTATTTTGCACTAAATGCCACGGAGCCAATTTGCTCAATCTCGCTGTGATGGACTCGACACAATGCCATAACGTGCCGTTTGGTGTGGTCAACGTGTGTTCTGTTCAAGCCGGCTCCGATAACGTCTACATGATGGATATCAGCACGATTACCGCAGATCATGCAAACTCGGTGGCGGCAACATTGAAACAGATAATATTCTTGTTCACGCGGCAATAGCTTATAGCCTTCCTTGAACGGTACGTGCCACTCAAACATGAAGTCGATGACTAGGTCTAGCAACTTGTTAGCATCGCTCACAGACGATTCTGTGGTGTCTGACAGGCTAATCTGTTTGCCAAACGTATATGACTCATACTGCAAATAAAACAAGTTTTTCAAGAAGTCTGTCGGCATGCCTGACCACGTATAGATGTCACTAAGCAACGCGAAGAACAAGCGTCGTTGTTGCGGCCTAGCTTTACGTGTGTCAGCTAATTCCGAGTACGTGTAGTATTCGTCAGCAGAACCACTTACCGTCTCAACATGGTCAAGGTTAGGCTTATGGGTGAGCTTCTGAACCTGATACCACTCGCCATCTTTTTCAATTAACTTAGTCGGTAGCAGTTCCACACGATCACCTCTGCCTAATTTATATCACCGAATTATCTTTTAAAGTCTCCAACAAAAATTTTCCACCAGCCAGGCCTTCATCCGCATCTTCAAATTGCTGTTGTAATCCACCTAAGTAACCTTCTACTTCTAATAACAACCAGTCATATTCGTTAAGCAGTGCAATCTTTTTCTCATCGTCTAGGTCGTCAAACGAAACAATTTGTTGACGTGCCTGTACTGCCTTGTAGGCAAAGTCAGCAGCACTTGTAGCTGCAGATAACTTTTTTTCTACACGATTAAGTTTCATTTCAAATGATTGGCATTCAGATAGTAAGTCCACCATTTATTTCAGCCCCCTATTAATCATCAAAACATTCAAGTAAAATGCCATCGCCATATTATTTTCGATTAGCCACAATTCTGGAGTTAATTCTTGTGGATCGATTGATGCAATCTGTGTAATGCCATGAAGAATACAATCCTGTTGTTGTTTGTAAGGTAATGGATTATCCATAACTACCGTCCTCGCTTTCTTAGTACTTGCAAACATTTCTGGTTAGCGATAATATATATACACACCTTGAATTGTTCTATTGCTCTCTACTCTTGTAATCCACTCCAGTAGGGAGCGTTTTTGTCCTTTTGCTTGCAAATGAGACTGCTTTGGAATAGAGTAAATGTTGGTGCTGAGCATCTCTTCCATTAGTCCATCGTTAGCTGCTACTAGCGATGGCTTTTTTTGTGCTCGTTTCCAGTTGTTAACTGATAAAACTGATACTTTTGGCATGATCATTCCTCCATTTCTAATGCTTCTTGCCAATCAATGACATAGCCGCCACCAGGACACTTGCTAACTGAAATGTCTTCTTGTGATAGCGTGTTGATAACACCCACACTAATTCCAGACTTGTTCCAGATAATTGAGTGATGGCCTGACAAACTAGCAACATTAATTTCACTTAGTAAATCATTTGCTTGTGCCTTGTCAGCATTGGCAACTAATTTATTGCCAAGTCCAACAAATGCATCTGTGTCTCTTACCATTACATTTCCTCCTTAAATTCCAAACCAGTTTCTAATCTCACGACGCTTGTACCATACGGTTGTTAGCGCCCAGGTTAATACCGCTACTTCTACCATGGCAATTCCTCCCAATGAGATTCCAAAAAGTCAGCCATCACGCTAGCCTTAAACTTCCAGGCGCTACCACGTCCCTTGTGAATTATTTGACCTTGTTGCTCCATTCTGCCAATCTGTCGGCTGTATTTTGGATTTCAATAATATTTTCTTTAATCCATTTAATCGATTTGTTTCCACACCGGTCACGTAAATCGTCCATTATCCAGGACCGCCCCAACAAGGATTGATCCAGCAATTTGTTATACGCCTCTTTATCAACTAATACGTATTGGTCCATGCTTTTAACGTGCATCGGAACCGTTGCCACTTTTAGTGCTTGCATAATAGAGTCTCCTTTCTAATTCCATATTGCTAATCCTTCCATGCTGGCTTAGTTGTATACTTGACTCATTCCAATTAATCGAGGTGATAAATATGAGAAACACATACGTACTTCCTGAATCTCATTGGAACGTAACCTTCTTGGATAAAACCGATGCCGATATTTACTATCATGAATCAGTATGCAAGTTGTTAGATTTATTAACTGTAAACATCAATAACAAATTTCACATTACTGATATACCCATCGGTAAAATAACAAACGTTCCTTCTTCTAAGAATCCGCTAAAAGTTGCCGGAGAAAATGCAATCATCTTAGATGCTTCTCCAGGATGCTACTGGGGACAATATGCTTTCCAATATGCTCACGAGCTGTGCCATTACTTAGTTGATTCGAAATGGCCGCCTATGCGTGATGAGTGGTTTGAAGAAGTCATCTGTGAATGTTCCTCAAGATACTGGCTAAACTGGTTATCTAAGAACAATTTTTATCCATTGTCTTCTGACATTTTCAAAAACTACGCATTTCAACGAACGCTTCACATCAATTCATTCAACTTTAAAGATTTACAAAATGAAGATTCTCAAATTTTGACTTATTTCCGGGAAAATCATGAAGATCGTCCACATTTCAACTTTTTAGCTAATCAAATTATGCCGATCATCAATGATGATCCAGAAATTTGGTCGGAAATGATTCTTCTTAGAACTATTTCAGATAACTTCACCTTCATGGAAAATCTGAACAACTTTGTATCCCAATCGCTCAAACATAAAAAATCATTTAAACGTATCGTTGCCCTGTTTCTTTGATACGTTGGGGTGCCCTAAAGGGCCTTTTGGACCCGGATCATCGCACCCCACATATCGCATTCTGAAGGCTTCCGTGTTATTTGCGATAACATGGAGGTCTTTTTCGATTGCCCATAATACGTGTACTAGTTGCTTTAGTGTTTTTGTCATACTGCTTCCCCTCCTATGCTGGTTCCTTGTCGAATCTAAGTGACGTCTGCCGAATAATCGTCTTAGTGGCTGTAGATGGCTCCCAATCGTTGATGAAGTCCATTACCATCTGGTAGTCCTTCTTGCGTAGCATTGACCGAGCGCTCACGTTAGCAATCTTCTTGATTCCACTGCTAATATCCTTGAACAGCTCACCTCGTTGTTTCTGTGTGATATGGCCATAGCTATGTGCGACTTCCGACACGCGCTGATTAACACGCCGGTTAAGCGCACTATATTCAGGATTTGGAATAACTTGGTTCTCCTTGAGGTCTTTAACATCGCCCTCTACACTATCTAGGCGTTGGTTAGTCTCCTCATTGGCTTGCAGTGCCAATCTGGCAATCTCTCGTGGGGATGTTGGTAGCGCAAACTGTTTCGAGTTAAAGTAGTTTTCTTCCAGCTCATCAAACATGTCCCAAGCTTGATCAGTTCCAAGCATTTTTGAATGCCGGCTAGCACCACGCTTTGTCCATAGATATAAAGAACTAACATGCTCATTAACCAAACCGCTTTTTGCGTATTGGTCCTTAAACTGCTTCAACAAATCGTTTGCAACCAAATAGAAATGCTTTCCTTCGATGAATTTGTCTTTATTCCTTTTAAAATTCTCTTGGATTCTTCGCGATGTTGTTCCATAAAATTTGGCTAACTGTTCAGTGGTTAAAATTAGATCTCCGTTAAATTTAACTTGTTGTACTTCTTCCATGTGAATCATTCCTTTCTTTCTGCGATATACTTAACTTATTTAGATGGAAGCGAGGTGAAAATTATTGGAAATTGGTACACTTGTCGCGTGGATAGCATTGGGGTTAACCATTGGTCAGATAGCATGTTCAATCTCCAAAAGTAGAACTAATGCTGATTTTGATTTGCTATGCGCCTCATTTGTTAAAGACAAGGTAATCTTAAAAATGGTTGTAACTAATCATTCTTCTAATGCACTCGTGATTAACAGCTTTGGGCTTCGTTATGATGACCCAACAGTATTTGCACACTACACCGTTAATGGCATTAGTTACAAAATCACGAAATCTGTTAGTTCTGACGTTCTACCCTTGAGTTTTGCACCATATCAATCAAAACCAATATTTTTGGTATTGTGCAAAGAAACGATGTGGGATCATAATTGGGCACTAAACGCTGACAGTAAATATAAATTTATCATTTATGAAAACGGCAAACGCAAACCTATAAGTAAAGCATTGCCAATAACACAACGAGTAATATCGCTTGAAGAATTAAGAAAGCTTGAGACGGATCTGATATAGAATTGACGAATCCTTCAAAAAAATTTCCACGAAGTGTGAATCGACTACCTAATGGTGATCCGCAATGTTCACAATAATTCCAGTTTTCTTTGTTCTTGTAACCACAGTAAGGACATTTAGTAAACATTGTTATTTTGCATAATTTCATCTCGTATGGTTACACCTTTCTTTCTGCGATTAATGTTGATTACCTTAAAATTAAATGGTGCAACTTGGTTCATATCTAGTCCTCCTTAGATTTTGTATTTTTTAACAAGGTAGTCATACACTTCATTGACTAATCGCTCTGCACCGTTTGTCGTTATCTTTTTATTCAATGCAAGATTTACAAAAGTGATTGATTTTTTGAAATGATCAGCGATAGTCCCTTGACTTTCTAACTGGCGATGATTTGCCAACCACGATTTAATCGCTTCTGCTTTATTGTTTGTTTCCATACGAATAAACATCAGTTTGCCTCCTTTTAATATTTATTAAGAAAGATATTGCAAAAGTCTATAACATGTCTTAATATATAGACATAACGAAATAGCTACAAAGCTCTTATTTATCGCCCGCCAAGATGATTAATAAGCTCTTTTAGTTTTGCTAATTTGTTAACAATATTTCTTAACAAAGATAATTCTACAACATGTTTTAGATTTTTACAACCATTTTTATACATGTTATAGAATTATCTTGCCAATCATTGGAGGAACTCTACCATGACACTGTTTGACAGGATAAAAACAATTTCGAAAGAACGTGGATATTCAATTGCTGAGGTTGAACGTAAAGCCGGGATAAGCGCAAATTATATGTATCAGTGGAAAAAACGTAATCCAAGCCCTAAAGCTTTGGCTTCCGTAGCCGATGTTTTAAATGTTTCTGTTGATTACTTATTAGGCAAAACAGATGACAATTCTACTTCAATGAAGCCCAAACAAGTTGATATTACAGATGACGACTATATTATGACCTATCAGGGTAAGCCTATCCCTCCTGAAGATATGGAGTACATCAAACGCATCTTAAACGGTGGGAAGGACTGATAATATTTGAATATCTACATCAAGCGTTTAATGCAGTATGCTTGGGATCATGGAATATCTTGCATCTTAACAGACAAACTAGATGCATACACTCCGTCGTCAGCCAAACCGGAAAATAATATCGTTCTAATTAACCTAAAATGGCACAATCCGTCTGAAATCGCCTTTCAAATGGCACATGAATTAGGCCACGTTATCAACCATGATGAAGGAATATTATATTTTTCTAGTTTTAGCAATAAATCTAAATACGAGCGCATGGCTAATTTAGAAGCATTGAAAATACTTATTCCAATTTATTTAAGCGAAGTTGATACGTATGCTGACAATAGTGTCATGCCGTTTATGGAAAATTTTGGTATACCCAAACGATTAGAAGATGATGTCGTTAACGCCTTCCGCACTAATGTTAGTAACTAGAAGTTAACTTACAGACCAGATACAGATGTCGGTAAAAGCTGGGGAATTTGGAGGAATAACTATAATGGGACTACTAATAATGATCGTCATCTTTCTAGGACTATGGAAGATATTAGGAACACTAGGACACATTTTTTTACCAATATTGGCCGTGCTATTTATCCTGGCAACCTGGATTCCTTCACAAGCAATCGTTATGGTAATTTGGGTGCCAATCACGATATTATATTTTATCGGCTTGGCCGGGTATAAACATGTTAAGTAGAACTAGTATAAACATATTTTAATCGGGGGAAAGTCATGGAATTGCGTGTAGGGCAATACAGCGAACACGTGTTCAACATTAACGTTGTAGTAGGTATCATTTTCTTTATAGTGTTAGTCGCCATTTTAGCTTACTGGATTCAAAAGCGAAAGTAGCACCCTCGCCCACTACCAGCCTAGCGGGCAACATGCGAGCGTAGTTCAACGGTAGAACAATAAAAGTCATACAAGGTTCCCTGCTTTCAACAAGCATCATGCAGGTTCGACTCCTGCCGCTCGCGTTGTAACACAAAAAGCACATCCCCACCGGTCAAAGTTTGAGATGTGCTTATTAAGGAGGTGATAGTAATGAACAGCAAAGATCCAAAACCAACGCGTATTGGTAATAAACCGGAACAAGTGAATAAATCAATACGAAAGCCCAGGACTAAATTAGCTAAACCAACACCAAAACCAACGAAAACAACTAAGAAATAAGTATGACATATGTTTTTAACTTATTCTTATAGTCAACAATTATTGAATTTTTAACATCATTTTGATACTGGTCACGAGCATCATCAATAGTGAACACTTGCTCATCTTGTCCGTAGAGTTCAACTTGCTGATTGCCTTGATCGTCTACATTTCTAACATATCCAGATGAAATGTAGTTATCATTAAAGTCAAATATGATAAGAAACTGTTCTTTTTTGTCATTTGGGATCTGAGACAATACGTGTTCCATAGTTCCTTGATTGTCATATAAGTCCATGTTTAATCCATCAGCAATTTCAGGTGCAAACTTGTTGTAACAAATAAAAATTGCAAAGTAAATGGCAGTTACCACTACCGATACTAGCAACAATGTGCCTAAATTATTGTCCCATTTAAAATATGGCAGTAGCCAATATTTAGTTGCTATTGAGGAAAATGCCGAATTAATCAACGACAAGAATATTAGTGTCAATTGTCGATCGGTCTCACTGTAAAAATTAAAAAGTCCGAATGGCCTTAAAAGAATGTAAGATACGAATCCTGGAACTAAATAGACTAATTTGTCCATAGTCATGTATCTCCTAACTAATTGTTTAGTATTAGTGTACATCGAACAGTCGTTTGCCACAAACAAAAAAAAGCACATCCGCTCCCGCCAAGAAGATGGATGTGCACCTGAACTATTACGCAGGACTAGTGCGCCCTTTCAGCCCTTCTAGTATATCACAAGGAGGAATTTATTATGGCACAAATCAAACGTGTGAAAAAAGGTTACCTAGTAAGAATTTCGTATAGAGATCATGCAGGCAACTACCTAAGTAAACGAAAAACATTTACCCGTAAGCGAGACGCAGAGGAATTTGCTAACTCATTCGAAGTTAGTAAATTTTCTGGTGAACTAGAAAAGAAGCCATCTATTGAGTTCTCTAAGTACTTCTATTCGTGGTATGAGACGTACCGCAAGCCCAATCTCGCCTATATCACAACTCGTCGATATGAATTAGTCCATACTGAAATAGAAAATTACTTTGCTCATGCACGTATTGCAGATATTACTCGTAAGGATTACCAAAAATTCATTAACCAATATGGCAAAAATCATGCAAAAGATTCAGTGAAGAAACTGCACAATCTAATTAAAGCTTGCGTTAGCAATGCTGTTTTCGAAAAAGATGTTGAAACTGACTTCACTTATAACGTAATTATCACTTACGACAAAAATCGAAGTCTTAAGATTGATTACCTAAGTCTAGCCGAGATTAAGCAGCTAACGGCTTATGTACAGAACCACCTCAATCCTCGTTACACGTCACAATACATGATCATGACTGCTATCTTTACCGGGGCACGATTAGGAGAAATCATGGCGCTAACTTGGAAAGACATAAATTTTACGTTCAATACTATCTCGATAAATAAATCATGGAACTATGTTGAAGGTGGTGGATTCAAGCCAACCAAAACTGAAAGTTCAAATAGAACCATCCGTGTTAACAAACAATTTTTAGATAGTCTGAAAGCACTTAAGGCAAATAACCGAGAAATGGTATTTGAGAACGTTTCCCATGACATCCCAACCTCTAACGGTGTTAATAAAGTTCTACGCTCTGATTTAAAAGCATTGGGCATCACACGAAAAGGTTTCCACTTTCATAGTCTGCGGCACTCTCACGTTGCGTTCCTGCTCTCTCAGAACATTGACCTATATATTATATCGAAACGTCTTGGCCATTCTGATATTGGCACTACGTCCCGGATATATGCATACCTAATTGATGAGTATAAAGCACGCTCAGACGAAAAAATTTCCGGCTCCTTAGACAAACTTTTTAATAGCCCACAGACTGAAAAAGAAGCGAAAACTAGTATTCATTTTTGA